TGTGAAGGATAGAACATCTAACGCATTGGATGGGACATTGACTGGCGCTGGTGTTGTTCAAGTGCCAGCGGACCCTGTTTCATCTGGCGGCGTTTCGGATGGAGACAAGGGAGACATCACGGTTTCAGGTTCCGGCGCTACATACACCATCGACAACGCGGCGGTGAGTTATGCCAAGATGCAGAACGTCTCGGCGGCTTCGAAGCTGTTGGGGCGAGGTGACAGCGGTTCCGGTTCGCCTCAGGAAATCACGCTGGGCGCGGGCTTGACCATGACCGGTACTACTCTGTCCTCATCGGGCGGTGGTGGTTTGTCCGATGGCGATAAGGGTGACATCACCGTTAGCGGTGGCGGAACTACGTTGACCGTTGACTCCAGCGCCATTTCCTATTCAAAGATTCAGAATATCTCTGCAATCTCGAAATTGCTCGGTCGTGGCGACGCGTCTACGGGTCCTCCACAAGAAATCACTCTGGGCTCGGGCCTTTCGATGTCTGGCACCACGCTGTCGGCCATCCCCGCTGGTGTGGCTGATGACGATTACGGCGAGATCACAGTGGCTGGTGGCGTTTGGACTGTGGACATTAATACTGTCGACTTTACGCGCCTGACCGACATGAACACTCAGCGCTTGTTGGGTCGCAATTCGGCTGGTATTGGTGACCCTGAAGAGGTTACTATCTCGCAATCGCTTGATTGGACGTCTGGTGCATCTCCGGCCTTTGGCGATGTATTGTATCGAGGCGCCAGCTCTTGGACACGTCTCGCGCCCGGTACCTCAGGTCAATTCTTGCAAACTCGCGGCGTCGGTAATAGTCCTCAATGGGCCGGAAGTGTTACTACAACCGGAAGTCCGACAACTGGCCAAGCGGCCGAGTTCTCCGCTGCTGGTACAATTACCGGAACGGCTGTTACTGGTACGGGGGATTTTGTTAAGGCCACGGCCCCAGTTCTACCTAGTACAGTTACAATTGGTGCCACTGGTGGTACCACGGGTGCAGTTGACTTTAAAGGGACCACATCTGGAACTGTAACACTGACAACGGCCGGAGCGGCTGGTACTCATACAATTAAGTTGCCCACGGCTGATGGTACGGCAAATCAAGTTCTTAAGACTGATGGTGCCGGTCAATGGGGATGGGCAACGGCAGGTAGTGGAAGTGTTGCGACCGATTCAATTTGGAATGCTGCTGGTGACTTGGCTGTTGGCACTGGGTCAAATACCGCTTCCGTGCTTTCTGCGGGTGACTACGGTGGAGTTCTGACTAGCTCTGGGGCTTCAGCTACTCCGTTCTACGCTACGCCAAACAATAGTTTCACTGTGTTTGAGCAGTTTCTTTCGCACATAGCAGCGACGACCATCTTCTCTGAAGTGTTCAGCGGTGTTTCTTCCACAGCCGGAACGTCGCACGACAAGGATCACCCCGGCGTTTATTCGATTTCGACAGGATCTTCCACAAATTCAACAGGATACCTTCGCGTCGGTAATAGTAGCGGAATGATCATGGTGGGCGGAGGTTTGATGGTCTGGGAACAGGCAATCAAGATCCCGACGCTATCGGACGGAACTCAAACATTCTCCGCTCACTTCGGATTTGCGGAACCCGGCTACATTGCCAATACAGGTGGAAACAATCACATCAAGTTCATCCATGATAACAGCACTGGTAACTGGATAATTTCCACAAAGAACAACGGAACTGCAACCACTACGACTAGTGGGACTGCTGTCTCTACAGGATGGCAGAAAATTAGGATAGTGGTAAATTCCGCGGCGACTTCTGTTTCATTTTTCGTCAACGGAACCGAGGTGACTGGATCGCCAATCATCAATAATATCCCAGACAACACAGATAGCATGTCGTTTGGCTGGGGTATAACAAAATCTGTCGGAACAACGGCACGCACAATTGACACCGACTATGTCTACCTTTACCAAAAACTGACTAACCCATTATGAAATACGCAGTCCTTCAGTATAAAAACACAGACAACCCGCGCGGATTTCCAGGTGAGTATCCAGCACAGACGTACCTATTGCCTGATGGGGAGTCCGTCAAATCACCGTGGGTTGAGATGGACGAAACGCAATTGGCCGAATTAAAGCAATCATTGACACCAGAAGTTGAGGCCATCAAGCAGCGTCGACAAATTCTAGAACAATACCGCCCAGAATGAAAAATATCCTCCAACTTATTTTACTATCCATTACACTAACGTGGGAAATGGATCGACCGGCCCCGGGCTATAGAATTCATTATACTCGGGGCGGACAGCAGTTCGTTGGTTATAGTAATATCCAACGATTCACCATTGAGGACACAATACCTAAGCGTACCTACAAGGTTTATGTTGTGGCCACCAACAAATTTGGGGACAGCCCAAAATCCAGAATCATAACAGTAATTAACCCATGACCAACATGACTGACTTAATACAAACATCAGCCGAAGTAGCACAACAGTCACCGTGGGCATGGCTCATCGGGATGTTCTTTGGATGGTTAGGCGTGTCGGCCTACGGCATCAAATATACGACTAAGCGCCTTGAGGAAAGTAGTGCAAAGTTGCTGGCCTCAGAGCAGGAAAAGGTTAATTTGATGCGGACCCTAACCGAAGAGAAGGACGCCCTGCATAAGGCCCATTACGAGGAGCTGATGAAAATAATTCGCGACCAGACGATGGTGTCCCAACAGATGGTCTCGGCCCTTGACCGACTAGAGAAGGCCATCCTTAAGTAGCTGGCACACTAAATGCTAAATCCCCTTGTGTTGTTGGTGATGAGGGGTCTACGAGCATCCGCCCCGTGCCGAAAGGTACGGGGCGGTTTTTTATTTACATGAATTCCTTTAGTCCAACTACTGAAATTGCGCCACAGGCCTATAGTCAGGTCACTGTCGTTAAGGATGCCTATGACTCTTTTACCATCCCCGCGATCGTCGTTACGGGCACGATTGGCATTGTGGCCGAGTATATTGTGGCTGCTGGCCCGTTTGCAATTAGGCCGTTGGCACAAACTCCGACTGTCCCCCTTACCGTTCGCTGTTCCGGCACGCGTTATTTCCTCGGGGGCCCCAGTCAACCTAACGCCCTTGCTCTTCCATATGAAGGGCAAACTATTCCAGCGGGCGCCGTCTTTGAGTACTGGGCCACAGGGGCCACTCCAATTTCGGTACCAAGCCTTAACGTCCCGATTTCAACGCGTACGGGCCAAACACTAACAGTCACTTTGACCGTGCCCGCACGCAAGTCCTACCCAATTTCCTACCCCATTACAAATGCCTAGTTATAATTATCTTATTCCGCCTGTGGCCTTGGCCACAATCGGGACGCCGGGCGAACTAGAGGCCCAAGTGTCTACGGCCCTGCCCGGCACCAATATCGGATTTGTGTGGTATTCGGCCACGGCGCCGGACGTTATTACGTATCCGGAGCTTAAGCGTTTTATCTGGGCCGATTTGTCCGGGACCCGAATTGTGCATCGGCACTGGAACAATACGACTTTGTCGTGGGAAACTGAGCTTCCGGCCGATGGGTCAATTACCAACTCCATGTTGGCTGGAAGCATTACCCTTAATAAGATTTCACTTACGGGCGCTACGGTGGGCTATGTCCTTCGTGATGTGGCTGGGGTGCTTACTTGGGACGATCCCACAAACCTCTTCACGGCTGGAACGTTTCAAGTGGCTGATACAGCAATTAAGTTGCCAGCTAGCGCAGGGTCTTGGGTACTTTATTCGGATGGCGTGACTACGGGCTGGTCGTCATTTCCGACCTTATTTGCTGCACAGACTGTGGCCATCGCAAAAATTTCTACGACTGGGGCCACTGAGAAAAAGGCCCTTTCGTATTTGAGCGGGGCCCTTGGGTATAACACCGTTGAGAATCTTCTCACTGATAATGCTACGCCCATTACGAAATTGGCGCCGGGCGGGGCCCTTAAGTCCCCTCGTACCAATGCAGCAAATAATGGACTTGAGTGGGTGGACGCCAGTGTAATTGTTAATGCAGGTAAAGCAGGCATCGGCTCCACTTTTACCTCCAGTCTTGTAGCCATTCCGGCCGTTGGCGCGGCCATTACGCCTATTGCCCATTCAATGGCTAGTGTGCCATTTCACTATGAGTGGTATCTTGTGTGTAATGATGCGGCGGGCGATGCGGGATTCGCTCAAAATGATGAGATCAAACTGTCCTCGACGTTTGGGGCGAGTGGTGTGGCTGATGACCGAGGTCCTGAATTTAGTGAATGGGCCGATAGCACAAACCTTTATCTTCGACGCGATTCGGACGGTTTTACGATTATTGTCTTTCATAAAACCACGGGTGCGTCAACCGATATCACTGATGAAACTAAATGGCGCCTTAAATGCCGCGCCATGTACTTTGCCTAATTATGCAATTCCTTGAATTACGACAGCGCCTTGGGCGCGAGATTGGCCTCAGGCCCGAGGACAGTGCACAGAATGCCATTTTGGGCGAACTCATAAATGATGCCGCGCGCGAGATTTACGAGCAGACCGATCTGCCAAACACTCTTCGTGAGCAAACAATTCAGGTCAATTCTGACAATAATTCGCAAATTGTCACGTTGCCAGCTCATATGATGGAAATTCGCGGTATTCGCGATTACTCCATGGCCATCACCATGCATGATTTGCGCCCGCGCTATCATAATTATCCATGGCCCACGGGCAGCATGTACACCTTTCGGCTGGTGGGCGAATCGGCCATTTGCCGCTCCATCGAAAATGACACCGTACTCACGATGGACACTCAGGTCGAGGATGTAACTGTGACTGTGTCCGGGGCCACTGAGGCCGCGGCCCAGATTTCTGGGAATTTTGATCGGTTGGGCGCCGGTACGGCCTCAACTATTAACTGGACCGAGATCCACTCAGTGTCCAAAGACATTTACACGTCGGCCGACGTGGTCCTTAAGAATGCGGCCAATCAGGAAATTTCGCGCATTCTCAATTATTTGAACTCGGCGCGATACATTCAATTGGAGTTGCTGGAACGGCCCCAGACCCCATTGAGTCCGGCCGTTTTGCAGCCCGGGCGCACTCTGGACGTTTTGTACAAGCCTTATTTTCGGCCCCTGCGCCTTAACACCGATGTGTTTCAGGTGGCTGGTTTCGACAGTGCCCTGATCTATAAGGCGGTGGCCATTTATCGCATTCGCGCCATCGACGAGACTTCAACCGAGAACAAAGTGTTGGCGGCCAAGGCCCAGAATATTCGAAGCGATGAGCGAATTGCTGAGGTAATTCAATCGCGCACTCAAGGCAACGAGATCCAACTTCAATTCGGTGAGCCTCGTGGGGATATTTCCAATCTCTACGGCCTGCGCCGCAACCGATACGGACGCGATGATTATTAATCAACAATCTTTCCTTGGTGGGCTCTCCGCTCAATACAATGAGCTTAGGGCCGACCCCGTCACGTACCAATTGCTGGTCAATGGGCGCGTGCGCGACAATTCGGTGTCGGGCATTTTGTCGCCTCTGCAAGATGCCGATGCGCCGACGGGCCTTTATCAGAACCTGACGGCTATCGGGTCAGTGCTTTTGTTGTTTGTGTCCGGGGCCTGCTGGTATCGGGACCTGGACAGTATCTATGGATGGCGCCGCGTCTCTGGTATGACGCTGGACCCAAGTGTCGACACCGTCGACACCGAAATGATTCCGTCCTCGACACTAAATTATAAACGAACGGGCCCCATTGACAATGTCCATTTTGCCAATTCGCCCGCGCGCCAGACGGCCGAGGGCTGTTTGGCTTGCGATGGGATCACTCAACCCAGCTTGATTTATCCCGAGCTGGGCGGTGTGATTTCAGCCCGGCCCACTTTTAATTATACCCAATGGACCGAAACGCCCGATGGTTCCCTTCGTGAATATGTGCCGATTGGGCGCTATCCGAAGTTCGTGGGGCAAAAGTTGTACATGGCGATCAAGGGCCCTGCGGGCCGCTTGAATAGGTTGGCTCATTCTGTGTCTGGGCGCCCAATTGATTTTGTTATCGCCATTAATAACACGACCGGCGACAAGGACGGGGACGCACTGTTCACGGCGCACGCTGTGGACTTTGACGACATTACGGGCATTTTCAAATCGGGCGGATTGTCGAATGTGGTAGTGACCACAGGGCGTAACACTACTGGTGTGCAGCCCGATTACACGAGTTTAGCTTTCTTTGGGGAGCCCCGCTTCCTGAACCAAGCGCTTTTTCCGTCTGGCGTTCTGAATCCAAATTGCGCCGTGGACCTGAATGGTGATACGGCCTTTATCTCGCAGACTGGCATTCATTCCTACAATGCCACGATGCAGAATTTGACCGAGTCCAATAACGATCCGGTCAGCATCCAAGTCTATCGCCTGTTGGCCGACAACCATAGTTATGGGGCCGCGATCGATTTTGACGACTACGCCATGTTCGCCCTTGAAACCATCTATGGGCCCGGGGTCGTTGTGTATGATAAGACTCTCGACACTGCGAACAAGGGCCGTTTCATTGGGCTGGACCTTTACAAGAACATTGGGCGCATTAAGCAGTTCGCCAAGATCTCAACGGCCGCAGGCCAGAGGTTGTTCTTTATCACGGCCGACAATCGGCTGTTTGAGTATGGGGCTGGGACCACTTATGAGACCACGCGTCTGTATCTTGGTGACTGGAACGGCGGCGTTGCGGGTGTATCCCAGATTTTGCGCCGGGCCCATTTTGTTTTTTCCGATGTCTACAGTAACACGACCGTGCAGGTTAGCACGTATGTAGATCATCGCAGCCACACTACAGTGGCCTACACCTTGCCGGGCGCGTCCGTAACGCCAGCACCCACGATGCCTGTGCCATATAAGATGGTGCAGGGTGCCTCGAATGGCATGGTTCACCATGAGAGTACGGACGCGGCCTTGGGCTTTGCGGTTGGGGTCATGGTCGAATGGGCCTCGGCTGCTAAATTGGTATTTGCCCGCATGGACGTGGACTTTGACTCTAAGTTGCCTGGGACCTTGGCCCTAGTGCCCGGAGTCCAAGCGACTCCGTTCGAGTTTGCCCTTGTGGGCGATATGGCGCCCGATGTGGTTGATCAGGCCTGGACCCAATTGGCGTCCACCTATCGGTTTGTGAACGTGGGCAATGTGGGAACTTGGGCATCTTACACCAATACGCTTCAGCGCCTTAAGCCCCGCCTTATGGCCGTGGCCGGTAATGAGGATCTGGACCCTGATGGCGGCTTGATCTTTTACAATCGAGTGGCCAATGGCGCGCGGTACTACACACGAGTGCAGGGCAATGTGGAGTTTTTCTTCTACAATGTGGGCTGGACCACGGCCAATATTGGAACGGCCACTGGGGACGCTGATGGATTTCTTGAGGGGTCCACACAGGCCAATTGGCTCAAGGCCCAACTCGCTGCGTCAACGGCCACTTTCAAAGTGGTCGTGCTTCACTTTCCGCCCTACTCGTCTAATACGGCCTACACCCAACTTCGTCTGCCCTTTCGCACGTGGGGTGCTAGCCTTGTGGTCTCGGCCCATGACAAAAACTATCAACGACACATTATTGATGGACTCAACTACATCACAGCTGGAACAGGCTCCAATTCACATAGCGCCCTGGGCACAACCGGGACCGGCTATCAGGCAGGTCGATCCGGAACGGCCGGATATCTCCGAATCATCGCCACAGCATTCAGCCTTAAAACTGCACACGTGGGAGTCGATGGAACGGTGTTCGATTCAAACATTATCTATCCCTGACCAAGTGGCCCTGTTGGGCCTTTGGCACCAAAATAAACGCGTTATTTATGGTAATCTCACAGTACAACAATTTCTGGCAGTTCTGTATTTGGCTATTAACCGTGGCCTATGTTACGTTGGCCGCTCTCACGGGCGGCCTGTCGCCCTTGTTATATATGAGGATCAAGGCGAGACGTGCTATGCGGAAACTTTCATGGGGCCAGCGCGTTTTGCGCGCGCATGGCAAAAAGAAATGAAGGGTAAATTTAAATACCTAACAAACTGGCGCAATGGCAGTTTGCATAAACGAGAAATTTAACTATGGGAATACTTGATAAAATGATCGGCGGCGATTATGAGTCGCGCTCAGCGACTCGACAGGCCGAAGAGGCAATGGACATCATGAAGCGGGACTACCCGCAATTGATGCAAATGCTCACGGGCCAAAAAATGGACGAGGCCCAAGGCGATCTGAATGTCGCCAAGGCCGTGACCCCGGGCTATAACGATCTGGCCATGAGTGAGATGGAGCGGTTGACGCCTCGGGCGTCAGCACTTCAGGGCGCCATGGACACGGAGCAGGCGAGAGCGGATATTGAACGTATGTCCGCATTGGGGCCGGACGCCGGACGGGCCCTTCGGGCCGCCGACGAATCGGCCAATGCTGAATTTTACGCTAACCTCAAGGGCACGGGCGATAAGTATTCGCAACTGCTCAATGAGCTGTCGCCCACCATGACGGCTGGGCAACGGGCCGAAATTGAGCGAGGCGTGTCGCGTATGAATCCAAATGGGCCTGATAACTCAGCCGTGTCTCTCGCTGAAAAGGCCTCGGCCTTTGGGTCTGGGCACCAAGCCAATCTGGCCAATTTTGCAAATATTCTGAATGGTATCTCGTCTAATTTGTCTTCCCTTAAGACGGGCCTCAATCCGGCCAACTTGACATTGGGGCGCGATTCGCGCACGGCACCAGTAACTGGGGCCATTACACCAGTAGTCAAGGCGCCGACTAACGCACAGCAGATTGGTACTGGAATGTACGGACAACAAATTGCTGGGGCCCAAAACCATGATTCAATCAATGCTCAAATGTTTAAATCGTGGGGTGATGTTCTAGGACAAACTTCTCAAACGTTTTCAAATATTGCTGGCGGTGTGACAAAATTAAAAGGAAATTAATTTTATGGAAAATGTGTATACAACAGCAAGTAATGAAGGACTAGATCCGACAGGTTGGTATCCTGGTAAAAAGAATGGATTTTTAAAAAATCTAGGACATGTTGCCTCATGGGGGCTTTATAGCCCTGACAACCGATTGGCAACTGAGCTTAATGTACAAACACTCAGAGCACGCAATCAAAATCAAGAGAGCATTAAGCATATGAAAGCATTGCATCAATTAGCTCTTGAGAATTTAAGGGACTATTACGCTAAATCTATGCCTGAAAAGTCCCCTGAGGAAATTACACAAATGGCCGCTCAGGCCTATTCCAGTAAGTTCCTTGCGGACACTGAGGAAAATAATGCGCGGGGCGCTAACGCGATGGTTAATAAGGAAAAAGCCAAAGGCATTTTGCCTAGGGCGGCTGAGGTAGCGACCAAGGGCCAACTGGCCATGGAGGCCGAGGCCGACGCATCCACTGCGCGCAATCGTAATGTCGAAGCCAATGAGCGGGGTCGGGCGCCACATGAAATGGATGCTGGCACGAGTGACATTTTGTCCCAGATGGCTATAAGCGGGGCTAAGTCTGCTGAAGCTGGGGCCCAAGGTGCCGAGGCCGATAATCGTAAGAGTAGGGCCGTGGCCGCTAAAACGTTTAATATTCCATATGAGGCAGCTCACGCTGAGAGGATTAGTATCGATTCTGATAAGCAGAAGCTCATGGACGAAAACGCCAGAGCAGATTGGATGCGCACTGTTGAGTCGCAGACTCGGCCTATTACTGGTAATACTATGGTTGAGGATGCCCGAAGGCAGGCGATTGACGTTCAAAACTCTAAACTGGACGCTGGTGCCATGAATACTTTGTTGCAAGATCCGACCACGGCACGGGCTGCTGCTGCTAGTAAGCTGAATCGAAATGCTCTTACTGTACCTTATGGTGGGACTGTTGTTCCAGTTGTTCCTGTGGATCAGGGCACGGCCATTCAAGGCGAGACTCGGCACCCAAATGTCGTTGAATATGGCGAGAAAATTGATCCGACCACTGGTAAAAAGATTCCTGTGGTCACTCGCAAGTTTTATGGAGATCAATCTTCTACCAACCTGCCTCCATCCACCGCCGACTTCAATGGATTGACCGGGCGCAGGGCCCCAATCACCGTGGACACTAATATCCTTAACTCGATTATTGGAGGACGTTAATTATGAATCTCACAGACGAGCAAAAATACAAGGTGCTGGCCCATTATGGCCTCAAGCCTTGGGAGGGCGATTTGGTCGAGGGGCCGGACGGACTCCAGATTGTGCCCTATGAAGGCCAAGTTGAGGAAACGGGCGTAATGGGCGCCTTAGGCAAGTCGGCATTGTCGAATGTGCCTCGCATTTTGGCCGGAACGGCCGCTGGTGTTGGGGCGGCCGCCATGGCGGAGCCCTTTGTGGCCAAGGCGTCGACGGCCGCGACTGGATTGGCGGCACCGCTGGGGCCTGCGGCTCCTTTTGTTGGTGGGGCTGTGCATGGCCTCGGGTCGTTGGCCGCTTATGGTGTAGGTAATGCGGCCGGTGAGGCTCTTTATGATAAGGCCCTCGGCGGATCTGTCGACGACGCCATTTATGGTGACGCTCGTGCGCGCTTGCGTGCCCAAATTGAGCACCCGACCGCTTCGCGATTGGGCCAAACGGCCGCCATGGCGGCCTCGTTTCAATTTGCGAATCCTATCAAATTGGCCAAGGCCCTAGGCCAATCGACTAAGTTGGGTGCTTTGGCCCGTGGCGAAACTTTCGTTACACCAGAGAGTGTCCAGATCCTTAAGGACACGGCCCGTAATGTGATTGGTAACACGGCGGGTACGGGCATTTTGCAGATGGTCCGCAATGGGGAGCTGGACCCTAAGGAATTGTTGACCACGGCGGCCGAGGGCCTGCTGTTTGGTAAGGTGCGCTCATTGCCCGGTGCGTTGGGTGCCAGTGTGGAACGTGTTCGTGCTAAAAAAGCCAAAGAGGCTGCTGAGATGGCCGCTAAGGCCAAGGCTGGAACACCTCCACCTCTTCCGGCCGGGGCCCAATTGCCTGAGGGCGCCCGTTCTGACGAGCCCGTGAACCGTCCCTTTTACACGACGGCCGACGAGCCCGTTGGCCTTCAATTGGCCCGCGAGGATGGGCGCTTGGCCCAACAGATGGCCGAGGCGCGTGAGAAAGGGTTGGCAGCCCGCGAGTCGGCTGGACCTGAGGCCCCGGCCCCAGAGCCAAAGTCCTTTGAACAAGCGCAAGCTGAGCAGCAGGCCGTCGTGGCAAAGAACTTGCGTGACTGGCAACTTAGGCGCGCGCTGGAACCGGGTAAATTCACGGACAATGTGCCAATGGAGCCGGGCCCCGATGCGCCGCCATTGCGCCGTGAGCCCTTGACCGACGCTGAATGGATGCAAAAGGACCTTGAAGGTGATCGTAGCCCTAATCGTTGGCAAGGCGCCCCGACTACGGCCGGCGAGCCATTTGACATTGGCGCCGAGCGTGGTGCCTTGAAGCGCCGGGGCTTTGAGTTTAGTGAAACGCCCGAGCGCCTGACCACCCCTGACGGTCGGCCCGTGTCCGGTAGCTTTAATCGCGATACGCGCCAGATCCTAGTATCGCAGCCCAATATGCAGAAGGACACTCATGTCCATGAGGGCATGCACGCTGAGCTGCTGGATATGCAGAACTCGCCCAACCAGCATGTGCGCAAGGCCTCTGGCGAAATTTTGCAGGCGGCCGGTCAGTACTCGGACCCTGAGGAGTTTTTGGTGGAGTTGGCTACGGCCCATAGCCGTGGTGGTCGTAGCCAGAATTCTGTGATGAAGTATCTCAGCGATAATTGGAACGCCCTTCGAGTTATCATGGGCGCCAAGTCGCCTGATCGTATGGCCCGTCTGCTGGCCGAGCGCTTTGACGAAATGCCTAGCGCCCCGGTCAATGGACCTTTAAAAAAAAGTGACGACGGAATGAGGTATCAGCCTATCAAACCGCTGGAGGACTTTACTCCTACAGATGAACTCGTTAAGCTCAACGAAGATTCATACTATCGAGGGGGCGATAATCCAGCGGACTTTGACGGTAAACTGCGCCATATGTATAAGGGTAAGCCCTTTGATAGCTATGGTTTTATTGTTGAAACTTCTCCAAATCAAGTCGCCTACGATGTGGGCGCTAATAATTCACAAAAGGGCCATGTCAAGCCGGAGAATGTTACACGAATTCTGCATGATGTAAAGGCCTACGATGGATATCCTGATGATTATGTAAATGAAATGAGGGCAAAGTACCCTAAAGCCGAGTTGCTCGATGTAGTATTAGACGATAAGCATGAGAATTATCGGGTGATTCGTCGTACACCTCCGTTGGAGGATGACGGAATGAGGTATCAGGAACTCACTGATAAAGATTCCCTCGTGCCCTCATCCGTTTTGGGTAAGGCCGCCGCTGAGGACGAGGCTGTAGGGCGCCAAGGTGCTAAGGCCTATAACGAAATCGACATGATGCAGGGCAAGATCAATAAATACATCGAGGCCCTTAAGAAATATCCGCAGGAGGTCATCGACTCGGCCATCTGGAAACGGTCCAAGGCCGGGCAGATGTTGACTCAGCCCCAGTTCACGCCTGAGGAGGCGGCCGTCAATGACATTTACCAGCAGGCCATGAACGAAACGGCCCAATTGGCCACGACCCATGGCTACCCAATTGAGCAAAAGGAGAATTATGTGGCCGAAATGCTGTCGGGCCGGGCGGCTCGTGATTTTCAGGCGAACGAAGAGGCCTTTATAAAGGAGCACCTGCCCAAGTTCCTTGATTATAATCAGCAAATCTTCAAGGGGACCTATGATCCGCTGGACGCCGAGGTGTATTTTCGTAAGTACATGGAGGGCGTGCGTAAATCACCCAACTCCATTGGCTCCGAGTTCGGCGCCTTGACCAAGTCGGCCCGTAAGTACCATCTGCATGATGATATTCGCGAGCAGGACATGCTGCGCAACTTCCAACGCTATGGCGGGCGCTGGGCCCGGGGCGTGGCCATTAAGCAGCATATTCGTAATGACCCTTACGTGGCGGGCAAGCTGGGTTATGACAAGAATGTGATTCATGCGTCTGGCGCCGAGGCCCCAGCCACGTCCAGTCAGGCCATGCAGAACTTGCGCGCATCCCTTGAGGACACTTTGTTCAATGAGGGCCGAGGCACTTCGGGCCTGAGCCAAGACGCCCGGGATGTTGTGCTGTCGGGTCAAAGGGTCGTTAACACGATGACCATGCAGACGTTGTCCAACTTGAAGAACACGATCCTCAAGTTCCCTATGCACCTGATCTCAGCCGCCCAAAACGGCGAAGGTGTGCAGGCGCTCATGACTGGAACGATGCGCGCCTATGAAAACTACTATACACAAAAGGCCAAGGCCATTGAGGCCGGGGTCATTAAGCCCCACATTGACCCCGCGAACGATATCGACCAGCCCATGACCACGAAGATTGCACGCAATCTTCAGGCGGCCGGTGAAAAAATCTACAAGTGGTCGGGTAGTGAGTTCCTTGAAAACTGGAACCGTGTGCAAGACTTCACGATTGGAGAAGAATTGGCTAAGGTCAATCTGGCCCTTAAGCAAAAGGGTGACCCTAACGCCCAACGGTTCCTTGAACAGTTCGGCTACGGAGCCGACACTAACCAGCCGCTCGAAGAACAGATCACGCGCATTGCGCGCAACTACGCTAAGGGTGTGCAGGGCACATACTCGGGCGAAGGCCTTCCGGCCCTTATGCTCAAGGGTGGGCCCCTGCCCATGTTGCTGCGCATTCAGCGGTTTGGCGTTGAGAACTTCAACCGGACGCGCCAGATGGTTATTCAGCCCGCCATAAAGGGTCAATATGGGCCGCTGGTCGCTTACGTGCTGGGCCTTGCGGTTACGGCCCCGGCCGTTCAGACCATCACGAAAATTCTGAGCGGGCGCCCATCGGGTCTGCCAACTGATGAAGAGATCAAGGCCGGTAAGAAGAAGCCGCTCATCCAGAAAACGCTCAATGTGATGGAAATGGCCCAATTGGTCGGGGCCTTTGGCACGGCAGGCAACGTGGCTGGGTCGGTGGCCAAGAACATTCGGGGCGGATCTCAACAGTTGGTGGGCGATCCGTCGCTTAACTTCGCGTCTAGCGTCCTTATGAATACGGCCGCGGCCATTGATGCAGTGGGCAAGGACGAGCCGGTGTTGGGCGTTTTGCAGGAGGTCCTTAAGCGCACCGTCATCGACAACATGCAAATGACCCGAGGGCTGGCTGTTGATCGTGGGCTGGCTCAGGACCAACGGAACAAGAATACGTTTGAGTATCAAACTGAGCAGCGCGCTGTGCCCGCTACTCAAGTGTTGGCCAATTCAATCAGGGGCAATCTGTTCTCGGACCGGACGCCGATCATTAGTCCCACTAAGGCGAAGGCCAAACAAGGCGACGCCGAGGCTTTGGCCCAAGTGCCATATAAAGAAAGAGCCGCCCTCGACAATTACAGGGGCGGCTACGAGGATCCTCAGAAGGAGGGCGAATACCAGCGGTATTTGCTTAAGACGCAGGGACCGAAAGCGCTTGCGGACTATCAGATGCGACGCCAAAAGGTAAAGGTGACCGCCCAAGGGAGGCCATAAGGGCGACTACTTTAGCCTCTAAGTCAACAAGGGACCCGTTATTTTCAATGACGTGGTCCCATTTTATTTTGGCGCCCTCGGTTTCAGAAACGTGGTCGTCTTGAGGGACATAGCGCCGGACCTCAATAAGAATTCCGCCGAGGTCCTTGATGGCCTTAGCTTCATCTAAATGTCGCACATCAGTTATTACTAAATCTGGGTATGTTAACCCCATTTGAGTTAAATGCGACGCTTCTATAAAAATTCCCGGTACAGCTTCCCTGAGAGCTGTACCTACACGTTGTAATAATTGACCTCCAGTAAGGCCAAATGGCGTAATGCCTTCTTTGAATTCTGGCTGTCTAACAGACCTAAGCACTAGGCCATAGCATAAAACAGAAGTTGCATCTTTGAGAATATCTGCAAAAGCAATTCGATAGAAGCCGTAACGATACACTAAAATTTTGCCTATACTGTCCTTACCACTATGGGCCCTATATCCAATTCCAATAATCATAATGCGTAGTATTTTGTGATTTGATGTGTACCGACCATTTCGTTTTTTGTATTGATCAGGCCCGAGAGTTGGGCCGTGTGCAAAATTGTCTGCATTTCTTCGAGTGTTGTGTCGACGACGAATTGAATCATAAGATCGTTGATAGTGACCCCGGCCGGTTGACGTTTCATGTATTGGACCACGGCCCGTTGTATGGACGCCAGTTCATTACGGCCGCCGATCGTAAAGGCCAAGTGCATATTTTGCTCGTTGGCCGCCATCATGTTGATGACATATTTGACTGTGGCCAATGTGATGGGGCCCTCGTAGCCCGGCTCGCCGAAGTGGTGGGCCATGGACAATTTGATCAGGTGGTTGATCTTGCGAGCGTAGTATTCGTCTAGGCGGCTGGACGTATTGACGATGAATTCGCTGGAATCGTACCAAGCTTCGAGGAAGGGTTGGACCTCGGGCGCCAGCTTAACACAACCATAGACAGATTTGAGGCGCAGGACCCAAGCGCGCACCACATCGCGACTGGCCACTTGGTCTGGGGTCAGGGCCGGGATCTTAATGCCACGCTTGTCGTTACATTGAGCATAGACCATGGCGACACGGCCCATAAGGCCGGTGCCTATAACCTCGCGCTTAATTAACTTGAGAAACTCTGAAGGCGTGGTGCCGCCCGCGATGTTTAGACAGATCTTGGTCAGGTCGTCATGGCCCATGTTCTTGGTTTTGCGATTGTAGTCTTTGCAATTCCAGGCCGTCAGCAGAAATGTCAAAAGGTCCTCGGCGTGTTGCTTGAAGATGGACGTGAACTCGTCGAGGACGAAGGACAATGAAGCGTGCACATAATCTACCTTCTCGCCCGTGTGCATATCGGTGACGCCCTGAAGAATTGAGGCCCCGACCATTTCAACAAGGAGCGACTCGAAGGTCGTGGAGTCGGCCGCTAGCTTGAAGAGGCCGCGCTCACCGGTGTCTTTGATGTGGGCGTTGCCCTGTTTGTACTTTTGCAGTAGTTGGGTGGCCGAGTTGGCTGTCTGGACCTGAAGGGACGACTTGTGAAATGTGAGGACGCTCTTGATTTCGTCGAGCACGAGGCCCTTACCTACGCCCGCTGGCGCAATAAAGACCGTGTACATGTTGGGGTATTGCGGATGGTCCAAGTTGTCGAAGTAAACACGGCGCTCAAGGGCCGCGCCCACAAGCATGTGCCAGCCCCATTCGACGAGGGCCCTGTTGGTGAAGAGTTCAGAACAATAGTTGTGCCAGTGTTCACGGTTGGTCATAGAAGGGCTACTTGTATTGTGGTGTCGTCACAGATTTTGACACGAAGGCCCATGACGATTTGGGCCCGGATGAGTTCCTTGGGCTGGTCGGGACCCACAAGGAGTGTGTTGGGGTTGCGCCCGTGCTTTTCGATGAAGACCGTTACGAGGTCGGCAATTTGCATGATGGGAATGTTCATTGTTCAAGCATCCCTTGCGGGTTGGTTTTGGAGAACTTCTTAAAGTTCTTACCGACTTGGAAGTCGGACGCCATGGTAAATTCGGCATCGACGCCACGAAGCGTAATGTTGATGTGGCGCTTCATGACCTCGCGCACTTCGGGAATATGGTTGTCGGGCACAAGCAGTGCATAACTATCGTGCTTGTTGCTGACTAGGCGCCAAGGCAATTTGTGCTTTATGATGTGGGCACAAGTCTGCTCGACGGCATTATGGGTGATGCACCCAACGGTTGACTGAGGAATCCACGATATGATCTCGCGGATGTAGCTGTCAGTGAACATGCGCTCGAAGCGCCGTGGGAACCCAAGCAAATTGACTAGGCGCCGGTCGCGTTTGACGCGGGCCTCAATCTCATTTTGCCACTCGACAATCTCGGGGAATAGCTCTTTGTAGGTGCCGAGGTAGTATTGGGCTTGGGCCATGTCTAGAATGAGTGAGCCCTCAGACTCCTTGAGTGTGAACTCACGGAATGTGTTGGGGCCCATCTTGTAATTGCTGGCGTGGCCGGTCTTCTTGCCGATGTCGTATTCGAAGGGTGAGTCCTTAATGACCTTGTTAAGGTGGGACCACTCCTCGAATGTGCGCAGGACCTTAGGGTCTTGGAGCCAATAGCGTGAGCGCGGGTGGTTGCCTCGAAACTTATCAAGAAACAAGTGCAGAGCAACGTAGGTGTGGGGCTTGACCCCATGAACGAACAAATTACGATAGCGGCCCGGGTGGCATGAGTAGGCGACAGCTAGGGACTCGGCGCCTGACTGGTCGCGTTGGGCAAAACTCCATCCTTCGGGCGCCTCGAAAATGTCCATCGTGCCCTTGCTATTGTTTTGGGCGTTGCCCCCAAAGTCGAAGAGCTGGCTGGCCGAAAGGCGGTAGGAGTTTGTGCCAGCGGGCTTGAGTTGGGTAAGGTAGCGCATAGATCAGTCAAGATTGTCCCAAATCCCCATTAGTGTTGCAGCCGCACCTATAATTGAATGAAATCTAACTGGGTCAAGTTTACCATCTTCTCGGACAATTCGATATGATCGGAAACTTGTTCCCTTTTCTCGTGTGTAACGTATCTGTTTTAAGATAGACTTTGGTATATCTTTTTTACGTAAGTTCATAATTAAATCCTAAAGTACAGGGGCCCTGTAGGGAATGGGCCCGAGGGCGGTTCTTCTTGGGTCTCGATATAGTCGCGGGCAGCGATTAATTGCGCGGCCGTTATGTCTTGGAGCGTAGTGTGATCTACGCCAATACATTTATATGCATCTGGATCCGACGTAAAAAACCAAGCTTCATACTCAGCATGCACATAGTCTGGATTCACACGAATCCACTTATCATCTACCCACTCAACCCACACATCGGTGCCGATGATATTGTAGTAAGCATGTTTGGCGCCACGGACCGGAAGCTCTGTGACGTAGGCCTTAGGGTCACGGCGTGTGATGTGATTAACCCACGGCGGTTTAGGAATTTTCTTGGACATAAATCAGGCCTTTGGTTCATTTCGAATGTGGGCCATGGCCTCGACGTTAAGTTCAGGAGTTACTTTATCATTCCGTATGATTCGGGTAATGATGAACTCGCGATGATAGGTAGCAAGATGGTCAAGTTGATCTAGTTGCCGTTTGTATTTCGTTATTGCCGTTTTGAGCTGTTCAATCTCTCGTTCATTAGAGGCCTGCACCACCCTACGCAAACCGTCAAGGTGGTGATATCGCGACATTGCGGCCTTGAGGTCCGCGGCCACACTGTGATAGGCCTTCTTATACTTGATGGGCCGGGCCTTGTAGCGTTTAATGATCTGGCGATGGTACCATAGCTGGAGGGCCATGTGCCATAGGCGCTTGAAGGTTGGGGTTTTTTTCATGGGTAGTTCGGGTGTGTTTGTGATTTGGATGCGGAGCATAAGATCAGGGTTCGTAGTAGTCGTTCATAGGATCGTATTTCTCGCAGCAAGAATTGTACTCTTTAATTGCTGGATGGTCGCGGGTGTTAGGCACAAAGGAACCGCGTAGTTCTTGGGCGCAGTGTTTCCAGTGGTCTTTTTCACGACGAAGGTTAGTCATCTGGCGATTAAGCTCAATTATCTGTGCATTCTTTTGGGATATTTCCCACATCATTACTGCACCTCTTTCGTCTAGTTTATTTTCGGCCATTACATCATCTATCGTTGCCATATTATTCCTTTCGTTAAATACTAATTGGGCCCCGGCCAATGGCCGAGGCCTGTTAGGATTTACTTAATTCCTCCCTGAGATATTCGCCACCGCAACCACATCGGTCTCGGGGATAACGTAAACGTAGCGGGGCAGCAGGAATTCAAGCTGGCCGGAGGGCCGGGCGATGACCTCGAAGCCGGGCTTGATTTCAGAGCCTTGGTCATTGAGCCATTTGTCCGAGGCGTTGTGCGCAAGGACATAGACCTGCATGTCCTGCGGCGTTTCGGTGTTGGTATTATCGAGTGTAATAATCTTGCCAATCTTGGGACGCAAGAAGGCCTCGACGATGATGTGGCCGGGGACCGGCGAGAAGCCGACGTTGTTGAAGAGTTGTTTCATTATTTGTTCGTAATAGTATTAATAGCGGATACGGGCACGTAGACAAAGTTTGTGATAACTTGTGGGGCTGAAGCATTTTGACGACTGTAGGCCTGATAGGCCAACTGGCCGTAGTTATTCATAAGTTGCTGCATGAACTGCAACTGTTGGACTTGGGACGCGACGGCCCCAGCGTTAACTGACGAGTCGAGGCCCACGATTTCGAGGTCGCCCCATTGGAGTTTTTCGATCTTGTGGTCCTTGGGCGTCGAGGCCTTGAACCGGTTGGTCCCTGAGATAATCTCGTAGGTCGAACGCGAGACGCGCTCAGGGGAATTAAGGCAACCTGCCGATAGGGCGAGGGCTGCGAGTAGGATTAGATGTTTCATAATTGAATGTTGTGGGTTAACCGACTAACGAAAGTTCGAGTTACATCGAGGCGCTGATGAATACCGGCTAATGTGTGTATAAGAGGCCCGGCGGTCGGATCGACTGTACATGGAGGTCCGCCAATCTCAGCGTCTTTTTCGGGTAGGACACTAGTGAGAGCAGCGCGCAATCGCGTTAGGTCTTCTTGCAAACCAGCGATTTCTTTTTCGATCCGATCAGTATAATCACGAACACGCATTGGCTCACAGCTTACAGAATCTTCTATTAGTGGATTTTCTGGGCGCAGGGGTTGTGTCACATTTTGGGCGCGGCCGGGCCATGTGCGAGGGTCAGTATTGATTGCTTGAGGGTTCATGGTAACAATTCCGCAAGTTGTTTAAGTGTGAGACGAAATCCACAGGCGCCCCGGTGACCGCCACCGCCGTACTTTTTCGCAATGGTGCTGAGGTCAAGGTCTTCATGGCCGGGCGCGTGATACAGGGACACGAGGGCATGGTTACCGGTGTAGCGCCATGCAAAGCAGGCTTGGTGCTCGGGCTTGAGGCCGCCGCGCAGAAGGTCACTGTTGCCCCGTTGCCCGATGTTAAGGCAGCAGAACTTCAGCCCTTCCCAATTAAGAGTCTGGGAGTAGACAGCGCTATACTCGTCGTTCTGCTTGTCGCAATACTCTTTGATTTTGCGCCCATCACAGATGACGGCCCCGATGTAAACATCTGTATATCGATTATTTGTGAATTGAGCGTCGATCAGCAATCGCCATCCTTCATAGTTTAGTGTTCGCAGGCCAAACTGCAGCGCCTTGGCGTCGGGGTCCCGGTGGTCCCAAATGTCGTACTCACCGGCGAGGCGTATGAGTTCGGGTTCTGAGACTTTCCGATCGATGAACTCTTGCTTGGACGGCAGAATACCGAGGTCGTCTCCGGGGTTCGCAAACCATTGCCAGCACAGGCGACAGGCTGCGACACCGTCGATGCGGTACCCTCTAAATTGCCAGTCGTACTTTTTGTCGCCCTGCTTCACCCACTTGTCGATCGCCGTCTTGTGGTGGTCGACCCACACGATTTTGTCGCGCAGATCGGGCCGGGCCATGAGTTCGTCAACGGAGAGATCCACGATGTAGATTTGATCGTAGAACTCCATCCCGTCGATACCTTCTAAAGCACCGTCTGGGCGTGGTACTGGTCGCCCGTAGTCCCAACCGTACGAATGAATCTCGGCGTCAGGGTACAGGTTCTTCAGCCAGTACCGGCACACCTCGTTCGACAGTTTCCCGTCGAAGTCGGCGTCGTGGTAGATAATTGCAATGTGATTCATGTTAATGATAATACCTGCGTGTTGTATGGTTTACCGTCTTCAGTCAAGCCAAGGTATTTAACCTTGGCCGTTTTGGGTTTTGTGTCCGAAAGCCAGATTGCGTTGCGCTCGTCGTCATTGAAGGCGAAGCTGCCAACGCTGAAGGTAGTGCCCTTGGCCGTTTTACAAACAACGGCGCCAAGGGTGTTCTGAAATTTGCCTGTGCCCCTGACGTATTCGACGACCTCGAAGTCATCGTCCATCCAAGCCTTGCGCTTGATCATGTAGTCCGAGCGCCCAGCAATATAAGAGCCGCCGTGCTTGTAGACTGTGCCCTCGTAGCCCGCCGACACGTAAGCCTCATGGGCCCGGTCGCCTTTGTCACAGCAGTCGCACATCTTGTAGGGCAAGAGTTTGATGTAGGGCGAATCGGGCAGACGTCGCTTGAGTTCTTCTTGGCGATCGACGAAACGGCCCGCCAAGTTGGGGCTGTCGAACACGTGATACTCGATAGTCAGGTGTTCGGGGTGTGGAGTGTCACGATTGACCCCGGCCCGACCGTTAATGGTCTGGAGGCTAAGTCCGTGGGCATATAACTCACCGTCGAGCATGGGTACATCAGCTGCCTTAAGCAGATTTTCGATGTGGGGCAAGATGCCATCGGTGTAAGGCTCGCCCTTACGGGTGAAAAAGCCTACAGTGGGCAACCACATGGCCCGGATGCCATTGAGTTTGGGCGTGGCAATATAGGGCCACAGGGGCATGTTCTCTTCGTAAGGGACGGCAAGCGCAAAGTAACGCGCTAGTTCTTTAACAGCATTCATTTGAAGTTGAGGGGTTTGGTGTAGGCTTGGAAGCCAAGTTCACCGGCCAATTTCTGTAGGCCCTTGTACTTTAGGATAAGGCGCACGGCCGGGTTGTGATACTTAAGCAGGTAACGGTACAAAGTGGACTCGTCACATTTGGGCGCCCCGCTTTTGGTGCGGGCGTGGACCGGATAGTGCAAGCGCTCATTGAAATAGTCGGAAAGTTGTTGAGACGAGCCGGGATTCATGTTATAGCCGAGGGCCACTTGCACCACACGGGCCCATTGGTCACGGTCGGTGCGCGCTTTCTTAAGATAGTGCGCAAGTTTCAGGCCATTTATCGGGAGGCCATGGAGCCCGGCGTACAGGTAGTTAAAGATACTGGTGTTAACTTGAACAATTGATCTTCGCAGCCCGGGATCTCCAGACGCATCCACATATCGCCATTGGGCCTTGTGAATAGCTCTAAGTGTAGCAACGTCCTTGGCGTTGTAGCGTAGTAGGTTATCGAGAGCGGGTTTGGTTTGGGGATTCCAAGTGCCACCGGAGTCTTTGTGGAAGGGTTCATTTGTCCATAGGGTTATGTTGTGCGCCAGAGACTTTTCGGCCTCGGGCCAAATTCGGTGGCCCATCAGCATCGTGTCCTCGATGTCGGGGCCGAAGGGAATGTTGTGGAAGAGGGCCAAGAACATCAGGTCGAAGCCCGCATTATGGATGACGATCTTGTTGTGCATGAAGGCCCGGGCCAAACCGGCCATCAGCTCAAGGGAGGCGTCTTGCAATTGGCGCTTGAAGTAAACGGTGTGAGTGCATACGGGCCCGTCGTCAATTGCGTATGAAAAGCAGGTGATGTAGTTATCGGGATGGGACTCGATGTCAAAGTAAATGGTCCGGCCCTTAATCATCTTGAGCAGGTTGGCCGACTGCAAATTGGTCGGGCGCTCGTTGATGAAAGATATGCGCGGAGGCGGATTTCGCAGTTTCTCAACGTCGCGCATGAACCAGAAACGGTAGTTGGCGCGGGACGTTTCGCCGCCGTCCTTGCCGTTGGACTTGGCGTCCTCTTCGTCATCGTCGTCCATACTGTGGGCGCGGGACGCCTCGTAATTTTGCAGGTCGACACAGTCCTGAGGCCAATAGGTCGCGACTACATTGCGGCCCGGGAACTGGTGCACGAAGCCCCGATGGAGGTTGAGTTTGAGATGGGGCCCAAGGTGGTTGAGACTTTCGTCACCGGTCAATATGACAAACTTGTAGCCGGGCAGGGCATGAGTGTAGTCCTTGGCGTATAGCACGTCACATGGGCCGACGGCCTCGCGCACAAGGTCACCGGCTGGGCCGACTAGGGGCTTGCCGTGCACTTCGTCATAGCGTGATTTTCTAGGGAGAACGAGAAGAGTGTCCATAATAAACAGGGTCCGGCCCTCATCCCAAACATATGCGATTCAGGATGAGGGCCTACAGGATTATCCAGTCCGATGTATAGGCGTTAGTTATACCGGCCACGATCCCTAGACAAGTTAGTTGCCGAGTTTGATTTGGCCCGTGCGCGTGTTGGCCGTGAATGTGCGCATGGCCTCGATGTCGGGATCGGCTGGTTCCTCAATGGGCTGAGGAATATTGACGGCCTGCTGAAGGGCCGCCATCTCGACCTCGGGTGCACGGTTAAGGGACTTCTCTTCAGAGAACTTGGCCTTTTCATAGCGGGCCGTGAGCTTCTGGATGTTGGCCTCGAACAGGCGCCCATTGCAGTAGAGCTGGGACATCTGTTCACACAGGATGAGGATGCGCGCGGGCACTTGGGCCCATGCGTCCATGGTCGAATCAGTCGGCTTGGTCACCCAACCGTAGAACAGACCGGCCTTGACGCGAGAAGCGAACAACTCGCAAAGGACAATAACGTGTTTGCCCCGGGCCTCGTCGACCCGTTGAAGCATTGACTCGTGGGGCGTAATGCCGAGGGCCCGACAGGCGAGGGCCGCAAACCACGCGATGTCGCCAAGCTCCTCGATCTGGTTTTCGAGCGAGGTGGCGGCGCCAAGCTCGATGGCCTCGGTCGAGAGGCCAAGGGCCGCATGAGTTAGACGGCCCCACTGTAGATGTGGAATCTTGTCATGCGTGAGGGAAATAATGGGCCCGGCCTCAAAGGCCCCGGCGCGCTCAATGTATTCGGTGATGGTCATAAAAAAGGGAGGGGCTGTTGGGCCCCTCCCGGATGTTGATTGCTTAGAGCGGGTTGCCGCTCACGTCGGTACGCGTACCGGGGAGCACATTGAACATGGCGCACTCGATTTGCTCTTGGCCCATGATCGGTTGGCCATTGGAGTCGAGGATCGGGTTGTTCTTGAAGTCCGTCATGGGCTCGGACTTGGACGACATGGTCATTTGGAACAGGCTGCCATTCAGCGTGAGGGCGGCCAACTGGAGGTTCTTGATATCTTCCTCTTGAGAGGACGCGGCCTCGGGGAGTTGGACCTTCATGCCGTCAAGGAAGGCGAGGACGTTACCCAAGTTCTTGTCACTGAAGGTCACGTACATCTTGGCCTTTTGGCCAGCGGTTTTGACCAAGACGCCCGGCTGGTATTCAACGGTCTCGGGCGACATGATCTCAAGGTCAAGGATGACCTGTGGATTGTGGGGCTCGGACTTGCCGATTGCGACCTCGGCCTTGTTGACCATTACGGTATAGGGGCCTTTGGGAATGCGGGGAACGGAGCCACGGCGGACGATTTGCGGACGAGTATATCCAGACATGTTAGTAGTATTAGTAGTTGTGTTTGTTAGTGGTCCTATCGGACCAAAGTAGAAAGCAGGTTAGGTGCCAGGTTGAAGATGGTTAATAAGGACAGTGATCTTGGCAATATGCGTTTTGATTTGTTTCGCAAATTCAATCTGTCTATTATGTGCTTGATAAAATGTATCCTCAATTTGACGATAGCTATTAATGGCCTCAGTCAAATCGGTGTTAGCGTTCATTAACGACTCCAATAGTGCCCTACGGGCACCTTGTGTCTCAATCTTTTTAATTTCTTCAGGGCTCATAGATATTTGGCAAGTTCAGTGTAGGATTGCGGAATGAAATCTTGGGCGATGGGCTTTGGGATGCGGGCCGGTTCGAACATGGAAGACTTAACGCGCCAGTCAAAAGTGACCGGGTCGGTGGGCTTGGCTTGGCGCCTGACCGCTTGGAGCAGGATGGGGAAATAGCCCGGCAGCTTCTCGCCAATTTGGCCCATGAGGGCGGGGCGCACGTGCTGGGTGACTTCGCGTTTCTCGTCACGCTCAAACTGCTGGTGCACGATCATGACCACATTGCATTTGGCCGTCGTGAACATAGTCAAGAAGGTGTCGAAGTAGATAAGGCGCTTGCGATAAGCGGCGTTGGTGTCTGGCTGTTTTGTGGTCGCCGACAAGATGGGCGGCTCCTCGTTTTCTTGAATGTTGTACCACGTTTCAAGGCGCGTCAGAGAGTCAATGATAAGGGTCGAGCCTGCGGGCATTTGGGTTGCAAGATCCTTGGCCACCATCAGAGCCACGTCACGGCGATTGGCCGACCACGCTGGGTGTGAGCGCTTTTTGATAGAGTCCACAAAGGCGTCGTCCCACATGGGGATAACTTTGCCAACGCCCTTGGGCAGGTTGTTCTCGAAGTCGAGAATGTGAGGGTCTGGGAAGGTGCGGGCACCGGTCGTTTTGCCTGTGACCGGCTGGCCATAGATCATGCACATCACGCGAGTGTTTTCGGTTGGTGGTTTGTTGAAGTAGTCTTGATAGTTCATATTATTACCAAAGTGAGGGGTCATACTTAACTTGACGGTGGCGGCTAAGAGCAGCAATCTTGCCAGACTCGGTGGCCGAGTGGCAGTATTCTTGGAAAGGGCACTTGGTGCAGGTGTTATTGACCATGCCGGTAGGCAGGGCCTCGTCCTCAAACCACGCGGGCAAGATGGTGGTGGCGAGGTAGCGGTCGAGGAGGGCCTCGAACTCATTGAGTTGTTCGATGGAGAATTGGATTGGGGACCCGGCCTGCCAGATGACTGGCGTCTTACCTACAAAGATGGCCGTGATCTGCATCCATAGGTTATTGCGCTGGGCCGCATTGGCGGCCGTCATGTCAAAGATGTGGTGGGCAAATTTGAAGGCGACCCATACATAGAACTTCATCTGAACGGACACGGCATAGTCGGCAAACACTTCAGCCGCCTTCCATTTGCGCGAAGTCTTGTAGTCGTTGATGCGCAACATGCCGTTGGAGAATAGGGTGATTAGGTCAAAGGTGCCCATGACCCAAATATTGAACTGGCACCCACGATAAACGACGGACTTCCAGTAGACCTTGAACTGGTGCTCGGCGTAAATGTGACCGTCGCTGTCGCGGTAGGCGGGCAGCGTTTGGATGGGCATGGTGGAGCAGGTGCCCGAGAGCTGGGCCAACTGTGTGCCCTTGTACATTTGGCACGCTTGGGTGAAGGCTTGAATGTGGTCGTCGCCAAGGGACCGGCGCTCGGCATATTTGTGGACGGCCTTGCCGAAGGTTAGGGCCTCGGCCGTTTCGTTGTCTACGTAGCCCTTGACCACGGACAAGTGGTAGCGGCGTAGACAATGTGAATATTTGAGGGACGTGCTATTAAAGAACACGTCGTAAGTGGGCAGATCGGAGACGGGCGGGATGTTCATAGGGCGCGGTAGATTATGTGGCCGTAGTCAGGGTCGAGGGCGTACTTAAATATGCGTGTTGGTGTGTTGTGGGCTGTGATGGTGGCATGTACGTGGTTATTGCGCACCGTGAACCAGTAGCCCGCAGAGGTACACTGGTCGAATGGATAATGATACTTGGTGGAGGGCAATTTAAATTGCTCTGGGCCCCGGTTAAAATGCAGTAGGGGCTCATAGTAAATTATATCACCCAGTTTTGCGTGTCGTAATGATTTCCAATGGCTAAATATCAATGCATCATTTAGATGTTTGCGCAGGAGTTGGGCTTGGGGCCATGTCCATTCTGGGAATGTGATGTAGGACCACGAGGGAATGTGTTCAATGGATGAGAGGGCCCTAAAGATTCTGCGGTGGCGGCCCACTTCGGAGTGGCGCCATGGGCCAAGGCCCACGATGGGATTTTTTACCTGTGATATAATTTGGCTAGTGGTCATTGTTGTTTGAATTTAAGGCCGGGCCGCTTGGTGGAGGCGATAAGGTCGAGGGCCGATTGGGGCAGGGCCCCGTTGGCTGGGTTGTCGGCCATGTTGACAGGGCGCATTAGCGGAAAGTGCGGGGCGAGGATGCGCTTGAGGTCGTCGTCCGATAGTTGGGACAGGTCGCCGGGATAATTGAGAAGTTCTTCGATGGTCATATATTATTCCATAGGTGCGAACATAAACCGTAGTGTTTGGTGAGTGACGACCCCGACAAATCCCTTGGGTGCCAAGTCAATTAGGCGCTGACGGAAATGGGCGACGTCGTCGTCGTTGAGTTTGAAGGAGGGCAGGACATGGGGCCACTTGTCGCCCACAAGGCGGGGCGATGTGACCCATGCGTTGAAGTCGGCGCGCAGTTGAACACGGCCGTCCACGTCCTCGAAGGACCGGGCCTCAAGGACATCGCGCTTGTAGGTAAAGTGCATGTTGTCCCCGTGCTCGGTCATGGTGAGCTTGGCGTTGATGTCTTCCCAATAGGCTCGGTGTTCAGAGTTTTCAAGGGAGTCGATCAAGTACTTAATGCCGAGACGCAACTTCTGGCGAAGGGACACGGGTGTCATCTTCAGGAAGCGAGGCTGAATGATGATGGTGCTGTAGTTCTGGGCGCCCCAGTCGCGGAACAAGGTGGCGGCCATGGTGGCCGCTTGGGGATTATAGTATGGGTGTTTTTTAGGCATTGGCGTCTATTATTAAAAGTGTGCTGGCCACATTGGGCAAAACCTTTCGGCAATGGGCGCAATGTGGCTTGTCGTCGAGTATGAAAATACGGTGACCGTAGCCCCGTTCCTTGCTGGACCAGCCTCGACATATGCAGGAAGTCTTGTAGATCTGGACCTTCTTAATTTTCATCTGGCCCCCATACATGTTGTTGAAGTAGCCAGTTTTGCAGAGCGCGAATGTTACCCTTGGACTGGATGATGTGATGTGGGATTGGACCATCGGGCGGGTCGAGTTCCTTCTCACGGCAGTAGGCGTCCATGATGGCGGCCGCGTCGTCGGGCCGCTCGCGCAGAGGATAGGTGGTGAGGGTCAAGGGCGAGATGCGGAAGTATAGGTCCTCGCGAAAGGTGCCCTCTTGGACCATGGCCTCAAGGTTGCGGTTGGTCGCGAACACAAAGCGGCAGCGAATTGGCACCTCGGCCGGGGACCCGACGGGCATGACTTTGTTTTCTTGCAAGGCGCGTAGGAGTTTGGCTTGTTGAGATAGGGGCAACTCGCCCACCTCGTCCATGAAAGCAACTCCTGTACCGGCCGTGACAAGAACGCCAGCTTTATCTTGGATGGCGTTGGTGAAAGCGCCCCGGACGTGGCCGAATAGGAGCGACTCGAATAAGGTGTCGACGATGCCACCACAGTTGATTGGGTGGAAGTCGGAGTCTGGGCGATTGCCCAAAAGGACGCGGGCCAATAGCTCCTTGCCTGTGCCCGACTCGCCACAGATGAGGACGGGCTCGGGGCGGAAGGCTACTAGCTTGGCGCGCTTGAGCAGGGCTTGGACGTGAGGTGTGACCGTGATGTATTTATTGATGCGCCGGTCCACAGGCTTGAGGGACGCATTGTAGATAAGCTCTTGGGGCAGGGCCTTGAGAGCGGCCAGAGCATTGATGATGGACTCTTGCTGAGTGTCGGATGGGCGCGGGATAAGGGGGCTAGAGAATTTCATTGGAAGAATGTGTTGATGAGGAAGCCGGACATAAGGCCTATGCCGAATCCAAATAGGGCGGCCATGATGACAATGTCGGTGTTGTTAGTGACTATTGTTTTAGGAGGGCGGGCCTCAAGGACTTCGATGTATTCGCGCTGGGACTCTATGAGTTTACGCTGGGTGTTGGCCCGGTCTTCGTAGGCCTCGCGTTGTTCGTCAGTCATAGGAATAGATAGGTTATGGTGACAAGGCGCCCATTGACTACACGGCATAGGCGCCCGATGCATTGTTTATAATGAATTATGCCCATGTATGCAGTAGCGACATAGGTTGGCGGAACGGATTTAGGCAGATAAGTTTCTTTTCTACTCGATGGTGGCTCTGGGAATCTGACAGGAGTCCATTTCATAGTGCGAATCTTTTTAAGTTGGCGCTGATGATAACGCTCGCACTTTGAGGTAAACTTTGCATAGCGTTCTTGTACGGTCATGGATTTCATAGTAGTTTTATCTTACAGTTAAGGCAAATGTGCTGATCCTTGTGTGGACGGAGACCAGCTTCTGTTTGAGTCCCGCACCGGTCACAACGATTGAGGTCGAGCGCCTTGTCGGGGCGGGGCGGGGCGGCGTGGAAGCGCTCGCCGGTTTTGTGCTTTTGGTATTTCCAGGTTTTCATTTCCAAGATATAGTATAAGTTTTGATCCTAAAGCCTCGGCCCTTATAGTATAGTTTAATGTCTTTAAATTGTTTGGCACTCCAATTAGAAGCACCAGACATGTGAGCTTCGAATGAACCGGCTTTGGCATTTTCCTCACACAATGTATCTAACTCTTGGATCTTATCTGATAACCACGCCGCATGAGCTGCTTCGTCCCTTAAGCGTTTTTGATAGAGGGCGTTAGCTGTTTGTTCGCGTAGTTGTTGCAGGGTCATACAATTACCATTTAATGTGTAGCTGTGAATCGGTGTACCAACAGATACTAAACCCTCTCGCTTTGTAATGACTGACAAAGTAATCGAGCTGCTTGGGTGCGTAGTTTTGTGTGTAAACAAGGATGTTAGTGTCGCCATTTTTGGCGGCTTCCTCTATTAATTGTGCTGTGTTGTTAATCCACAGGTTGGTTGCGCTATCAGGCAATAAGGCCTCTTGGCGCTTGCGCTCTTCTACTGCGTTGACAATTTGTCGTGCTTCGGCGGCGTTCATAAGGCAAGTTCAGTTTGTACTTCGTCATCTTCTGCAATTTTTTCGATGGCGGCGTCGGCATCAAAGCCCTCGCCGTCGTCGTTGTCTGTGTCGGTGCCATCCCGAAGGTCGGTGGCCTCGACGTGTTTTGCGGGCTCGGGTTTGGCGAGGAGGTTGATGGCCTCGTCGGCAAAGTTGTTGTTGCCCATGACGCCAGCCCGCACTGAGCGGATCTTGCGGTCGAGGATGGGCGCCACGTGGTCGGCCACCTTGGTGCCTGCGAAGAAGCACATGTTCTGTGTGACGTTTGAGATGGTGGCCACGCGCATAAGGCGGTAAAGGGCCTGCATGAATTCTTCTGCCCAATAGCAGATGGTGAAGAAGCCCTCGCGGGGCCGGACGTGTTCGTACTGGTGGTCCATGTCGATACCGCGGCCACCTGACGATAGTGTGAACACCATGAACTCAGTGGTGCCTCGTTGGAAGCGCTCCTTCTCTTCATGGCGCTCCATCTTGGACTGCTTGGTAAGGCGCAGGGTCTTAAGATGCTCGATGCGGATGTTCTGTTCGCCCTCGTCCTCCTCGTTGCGTGTGCGCTCCTTGGTCCACTTGATATATTTCTTGACGGCCGAGCGCTCGGTCGCGGTGAGTGGTCCATATTGCTCGGGATCATAGTACCGCATGATGTACTTACCGATGTTGTCGAAGAGGTCTTGGCCTACCATCTTGATCAACTTCTCGCGGGTGATGAGTTCGTCGCCGCCCTGAATGACGCTGATCTTGTTGCGCGGGATGCCGCGCTGGACTAGGAGTTGGACGATGCGATTGCATGAGGCTGTGAAGCTGACACCGCACACGGGAGCGAAGCCGTGGCGATGGGACTCTAGCATTTCGTCCACAAAGTATTCGGTCTTGAGCCATTCTTCGGATTGACGGAGTTTGAGGAAGGCCGTGAGCGGATTGACGGTGGCGCCGAGTTGGCCGCAGCGCTCAAGCTCGTCTTGATAACGGGCGATGGTGCGATCGTAATAGGCGCGGTCCTGTTCGTTCTTGAACTTGAGGAGCTTGACCTTGTTGAAGGCCTTGACCTTGCGCGGGTCCTTGGGCGGCATGATGTAGCAGTCATTGAACTCCTTGCGGAATTCGAGCATGGCCTTTTCGTCATGGTCCTCGGGCCGGGCGCCGACACGACTGGCGATG